TAAACTTTTTCACCTCTTTTGCCCACTGATTTCGTAGGGGCACTGTATGTGTTACGACCAATGTTTTTTGTCCAAGTTTTCCTGCAATTGCAAGCCCTGTAAAGGTTTTACCCCAGCTTACCCAAGCATTGATAATACAGTTATCGTCTAAATTATCATAGACGTCCTGCTGACTCTGCCGAAGCTCGAATTGAAACTCTGGAAAGTCAGCAGGAACTTCTAAGCGTTTTTCTACTACTTCGTAATCGTCAGGTATCAGGTCCGTTCGTCCGATTGGTATTGATACCAGATTTTCGCGCACCCGCTGCAGATTCTTAATAATCTGTGGTGGATCATTTGGATTCTGTGCAGGAACTTTGTACGTCAGCTCATCGGATAGTTTTTTCCGATACTCTGGAGTACACTCCATGAAAATACGATTACTTAGTACTGCTTTCATTTTTACTCGCTAAAATAGCTATCAATTACGGCTATATATGCTCCTAGTGCATATACACAAGCGCCGAACACTGCAAATCCCATTAAGAATGTGCCCATGATTTTCTCCTATAATCCTAACTGCTCTTTCGCAATTATGTAGTCTTTTACAAATTTACTACGGACTATATCGTCAATCTCGAAATCAAATATATCAAACTGCTCTGTTGCTTTCAGGATACGAATAAAGTCTCGTAGACCGTTTTTCTGTAGGTCTGCTTGACGAAAATCGCCACAGAAAATAATCCTACACCCTTCCCCAACACGAGTAATAATTGAGTCTAACTCGTGGAATGACATATTTTGGCATTCATCAATAATGACGGTAGCATTTCTTAGAGTTACTCCGCGAATAAACGAAGTAGTCATAAAATGCACCAACCCTTTTGTTTTTAGTATTTGATACGCATCTCCTCTTTGAAAAAGCTCTATACAAATATCTTTGTATGGCTCTTCATAGACTGATGCTTTTTCCTTTTCTGTTCCTGGAAGAAACCCAATATCTCTCGTAGGAACTGCACTACGAATTAATACTAACTTTTCATACTCTCCTTTTGTCATATCGTCAAAAGCAAAGTAACAGGCAATAAAGGTTTTACCTGTTCCAGCTACTCCATGTAGAACCATATGCTGTTGCGACTCAAATGCTTTGAGCTGGTTCTTTGTGAGAGGCTCTATTTCCTGCAACTCAAGAGCTGCACCCTGCAATGTTTTAGATCTTCTACCCATATAATTTATACTTTTCTTCGAGTGTCCTTTTGACGTTCTTCGGAATACTCGTATAAAATCCACGGTAAATTACCGTAGTGTAAGACTCCCGCATACTGTATTTCAGAAGCAGGAGGGCGAGGCACTCTAAAAGGGTTTTTCACTCCGTACAAGTACAAAAGAGAACAACTTTCCTTTTTGAGTATTGACTTTATTTTATAGTATTTTAACTTACAAAACTCAGTCTTCTCATAGATAAATGGTATACCATTTGTATCTATAAAAGTCTTTTGATTACTCTTCAGTAGCCCTCTCATGTCGTCTATCTGATGTGCAAGTCGAACAAGGGCTTTATGAGGAGTTTGAAGGCGACGAATGCCCAAAGTATCCCCAGGCATATTTCTATCATCTAGTATCTTTCCTTCCAAAAATAGAAGTCCGTCAGTAATATGCCAATCGTCAGACGTCATGGCATATACTGGGAATCGGACTTTGTTTATGTTTTTATACTGTATCACCATACATTTTGGAGAACTTACCATTGGAGTAGTCTTCGTGTACAATCTCGAAATCACACCCGATGGGAGCGCCAGGAATAGAAAGTCCTCTATCCAACTGTACAAAGTGTTGCAGTTTCTCTTGGTAATGTTCAATTTCTTCCTCTGGAACTTCGGCTAGAATAGAGTCGTGAACAAGAGCAAAGATACGAGCTTTCATACCTTTTGCCTTAATATATTCACCCATATCTATCGCGCCAAGAAGGTTAATATCAGAAGCAGCGGACTGAACCAAAAAATTAAGACCAGAACGAACGCTATGACTCCTGATGCCCGCATCGGAAGACGCAACATTGGGGAGTCGTCGCTTCCGACCAAAGTACGAATAAATGAAGCCATTTTGTTCAATAAATTTTTGATTATCATCAATCCATGCCTTTAGTTTGTGAAACGCACCAAAGTAATCGTTGATAACCTCTGTGGCTTCTTGCTTGGAAAAATACTTTCCGCTGTCTTTTGTTACTTGCTCACTGATCTTTGCTGGTCCCGCACCGTACATAATACCGAACGTAACAGCTTTTGCTGCCTGTCTCTTTTCTGAGTATAGCTCTGCTACTTCAGATACGTCACAAGGTAGACGAAATACTTTGTGTGCAATCGTGCTATGAAAGTTACCCCCACTACGGAATACATCCATAAGTGCTTTATCGTTTGCAAGAATAGCTGCAACATATACTTCTGCTGTGGTCAAGTCCATCGCAACAATCTTGTTACCAGGAGCTGCTTTGATACAGCCTTTTACAGTAGGATTGTCCCGAGGCAGTTGTTGCATGTTGAGTTTACCAGAAGAGCTGAGCCTACCAGAAGTTGTGCCATGCAAATTAAAACCCGTCCTAAGTCGAGAATCTCGATCCAGTTGAGGTATGATTTTGTCCAGATAAGTATTTTTGATTTTGGATTTTTGTCGTATATCCAAGATCCGCTTAGGTACGTCGCTCTGAAGGCTGAGTTCCTTGAGCACTTCCGCGTCAGTAGAGTCCGCACCCGTACCTGTCTTCTTTCCAGTTGGTTGGAGACCGAGGTAATCAAATAGTAGGCTACGCAATTGAACAGTAGAATTAGGATTAAAAGATTTTCCATTAATCTCTTCAAACCTCCTTATCTTATCGTTTTCATACAAAGCTGCTATAGCTTCGTCAATATCTCGCTGCATTGCATCCTGTCCGACATAGAGGCGCTTCCGATCAAACGGTACGCCATTGTCTTGAGTATCAATGAGAAAGCGAGTACCAGGAATAAGAATATTCTCGTACACCCACAGAAGTTTTGGATTCTGCTTGATCTTGATAAACTTCTCGTAAAGCAAGAACGTACACACAGCATCCATAGCCGCATATGTTTTCATTACATCAAAAGGAATATCTCCCCAGTTAAACTGATCTTTCAGTATACCGTGTTCTTTTCGGTACTGGTCAATCCAGTCATACATTGGCTTTTCATAATCACCATAAGGTGTGAACTTCATTGTCAACTGCTTGAGACCGTGCCCTCCTGGATTCTCGTCTATGAGATAGTGGAGCAGCATGGTGTCCTCGAAACGAGGAAACTTGAAGTGAAAATGATACTCAAAGAATGCCATATCGAACTTGGCATTATGAAAGACTACTATCTTTTTATCAAAGAGTTCTTGGAGTAGTCGCTCAGTTTCATCATCAAAGCAGTCAGTATCAATGTAAGCGCCAGTGCGACCATCGTAGGAAAGACTAATACCCAGCATGTAACCGTCGCGAGGATAGAGCCCAGTCGTCTCAGAGTCGAGCGCAATATATCCAATTGGCGATTCCAAAGCAGCTCTAATAAAATCATTTGCTTTCTCCGTGTCCTGAATACCGAAAGCAATAGAGTCGTCAATAACTACATCTTCTTTCTTGCCCTCAATATATTCGACAATGCTTTTCTTGCTTTCTTCCCAGACTTTTCGTGCTTCTGGTTTAAATGCAAGCATAGCAGGGTTAATTACAGGCAAGAACTTACCCTCTACTTTCTTGCCGGAATATTCTGTTACAGAATTAATTTTGGTATAGTACTTTAATGCGTCTGATCCAACGAGTACAACCCAGTCATAATCGTCTGGGTTCATCTCAATATCACAGTCTCGCTTTAGTACTTTCTTGAGTGTAGGGTCAGAGCACAACTGAAACTGATCGAAATCAAAAGCGTTGTCGAACTCTGACTTAAAATTTGTTTTACTTGGTTTAGTTTCTACTAATGCAACTTTAGGCATATAATTTATCTCTTAGTTTTGTTACTTGATCTTGTACTAGTGCTCCCGCGTCCATGCTCTTGTTTCCAAAGGCAATGTTACGAGAATCGAGTCCCACTGACTCACACAGCTCTTTTATCTTCGCAGAACTACTTTGTCCTGCTTCGTCATTATCCAAAAATATATCAATACCCTCTACTCCTGCGACAGCAAGAACTTGTAACTTTTCTACTGTTACATTCTTTACGCCGAAGCAGCAGACAGCATTTGCGAGCCCTTTGTCATGTAGATTGAGTACGTCAAACATACCTTCTACAAGTATTACTCTGTTCTGTATTGGCTCTACTACAGGAAACAGAGGCATCTTTGCTCCAGGCGGAGTATTTAGATACTTAGGCTGTTGATCCCCTGTTGTACGAGATTGAAAGGCTACTATACGGCCTGATCTATCTCGTATAGGGAAGCATATACGCCCTAGAAAATCTTTGTCTGAATTAATAAACGCTTCAAAATCTCTGTACGTTTCGGGGCGAATATTTCTCCAGTTTCCTACATATGGAGCATAGTTCTTCGGCATCTCCAATCCTATACTCTCTGACCTCTTCTCATCTATTTTCTTCTTGAGAAGCTGTCTTTTTATTTCCATCTTGTTTGCTTTCTCTCCGAAGTGTGTAAAGAGATTACCTCGATACGCACAGGAGAAGCAATTGAATATACCCGTGACTTGATCTATTCTCATACTTGGATTACGATCTGCATGGTCTGGGTTGAGACACCGCACTACATAATCTTTGCCTTTTGGAATATACTCAATGTTTTTCTGTCTAAGAAGATCTTCTACATTCACCAGTTATGTACCACGTTTGCCATTATGAAAAAGCACGTAAGAAAATTAACACCCACAATGAGAGTGCGTAGCAGTGCAACGTAATTATCGTACGGTTCTGTTTTGTCATCAGAGAATCCTCCGAGAGCATACTTCCAAATTGTCCAGATCTTAGTAATTTTCATCTACTCCGAAACCTGCGGAAGCAAGGGCATCTCCATCCCAATCAAAAAGATAGTCATCGCCATCATAATAATCATCATAATCTTCATCGACCCCGTTGAGCTTTGAAACTACCAAGTCTTGTGCGTACTGGTAGTAATCAACGTGCTCGTCATCAAACAGATGAAAATATTTTGATAGCTTTGATACTGTGATCTCTGCTTTCTCATATTCTGCTACTTTAATATTAGCCTCTAAGCGGTCAAATAGCTCAGTAATTTTTGGAGCGAGTCTTGAATTTCCCAATGTCATTTTGCCATCCTCGATATGTCTACGGCCTGTTGGTCCGAAGTTACGGGTACTGCGTTTGATTTGTGCATGGTTGCTATACCTTTGATATAGCTTCCTGTGTATTGCCGGGGCTCTCTTCTAGGGGTAGTTCCAGCTGAACCCACTGCTGCGTCGGCTGAGGGGTAGCGTTTTTGTTCTGCCATGCGTATATCTGCATACGTCGGTTGTTTTGCATTCTCTGAGAGTGGCCGAAACGCCATCTTGAGTTTCTTGGTGCGCCCATGCTTTTTCTTTCTCCTTCCTGAGGTGGTGTGATTGATAGATCCGTGAAACATTCCCATAAAAAAATCCCCACTAATTGAACTATATATTATACAGTAATCAGCAGGGATTGTCAAGAACTATTTTTATCAGAGGTCGTCGATATCTTCGTCTGTTTTATGGGACGAAGCCTCTCTTTCTTTCGGCGTAAGAGCTGTATCAGGACCAATCTTCAGGCTTTCCCAGTCCATTGTTGACGAGAAAGATTTCATACTGGCTGCTCTCATTTTCATACAATTAAACGTAATACACTGATCTTCCTGATCCCAGGTTTCGAGCGCGTAAGCCGCGTCCGCTGCGTCAAGAATACCTTTGGCGAAACGAGCTTCACCAGTTGCATCCGTCTGGTATGGAGAGAACACTGTACATTCATACTCCTGTGCCATAGATTTTAAGGCTTTAGATACTTCAATCTGTTCCGTCCAGTCGTACTGCCCTCCTCTTGAGGGGAGGTTAGAACGCTTAACTTGATTGATATAGTCTACAATGATAACGCCTGCTTCTATCTTATTGACTTTCTTGTCCAGCTCTGCACGTATCTTGGCAAGAGTAAGACTTGGATCATAAATTACATCCAGCTGCTGAGTCGGGAGAAGCTCATGCTGGGTAGTAAGTTTATGATGAAAGTCAGAGAAGTCACGCTTTTCTCTGTATTCTTTCAATCGGTCCTGGCCTTGCTGGAAGCGGCTCGCCCACCAGCCAGCCACCTTCTCCCACTCTGTAACAGATAGATTCTGTGTACGAAGTCGAGAATATGGCACTCCAGTAGCAATAGAGCAACACCGTTGCAGTATTGATCTACTATCCATTTCTATAGTAAAATAGATAGCTGAACGGCCAGACTGAAATACATTGTTTGCAATGTTTGCACACGTAAGAGACTTACCTGAACCTCTGCGTCCTCCAACCAACACCAAATCTCGGGGGGAGAACTTGATTTCATGATCGTACTCTGCATTGAGTCCAAGACCGATATACTTACCAATCTCTTCTTCAGGCTCAAACAGTTCTATACGTTGCATACTTTCTTGAGGAACCTCAAGATCAACTTTATCCTCGATATCGAGAACAATCTGATGTAGTTCCTGAACTGACTCTTCCGCGCTTGCAAAAACAACGGAACTGTCAATATACTTATCAAGAGAATTTAATATCTCTTTCTGAGTATATTCGTTCTTGAGATACTCAAGCAGGGTTGTCGGATCAACATCTACGTCAAGAGTCTCGATAGCGAGAACCTTGTCGCGAGTGTTGGCATGACGTATGCCGAGCTTGAGATCATCAAAAGTAGGGAACTCGTGAAACCCTTCGCAGTGTTTATCAATGTGCTCATACAGCAGGTGATATTCTGCGGGCAGGTACTCTTTACGCAGATAACTCCACGTTTCAAAGTCCCGCAGCAAAACGCACTGCTTAATTAAAGCACTAGATATATTCAAAAGTTCCCCCGAACAAAGAAAAGCTGACCGAGCAATAAATACCCAGTCAGCTTCTTAACACTTACAGTGTAATTACTGAGCTGACTTAGCAGCTTTAGCCGCACCGTCATAGTCAGCGGCAGTCAAACCACGGCGAGTGAGCATAGTCTTAACGCCACGAGCAGTCTTGCCAATCGCTTCAGCGATAGCTTCTACAGTCATAGAAGCAACGTCTACGTCCGCAAGAGGATCTACATTAGCGGAACCGCGAGTAGTCTCTTGACGAGGGATAGCAGCGATGTCGCCAGAACGAAGAAGGCTAAGAGCCTTACCACGTACACTGTTTACAGAACGATCGAGAGCTTCAGCGATTGCTTCAACGAAAGCACCGTCATTCACCATAGAGATGAAAGTAGCTTCTTCATCGGCTGAGTAAGTGCGAACACTCTCTACCTTAGGAGCAGGCTTGACGTGCTCAGTCAATTCCATAGACAAGATTTTGCCCTGGATTGACTTAGGTGAGAATGAGCCTCCTTCAAAATGCTCAGCGATTTGAGCATAAGTGTACTCGCCTGAGTTATCAGTAACGAAAGTACGGAGGGTTGCTTCTTGAGATTCGCTGAAAGACTTGCCTCCAGCTGCAGAAGCGAGTTCTACCTCGTAGCCCATCTTTCGCAGTTTGCTAGAGATAGAACGAGTAGAGGTTTCAAGCTGGTCTGCTGCTTCTGCAACAGTAGCTTGAGATACAGGCGATTCGTCGCCTACAAAGTTAGTCAGAGCGTCAGTACGCTCATCTGTCCACTTAGGAAGTGCCATATTTAATTCTCCAAAAAAGATCTTAGATCTGTTACTATAGTAACGCCAGTATCTCTGGCTTGTCTAGTTTTAGCGGATTCTTGTCCGCCTTCATTTATTAAAAACAATACTTGCTTTGTTAAGCTAGATTTTACTTCATAACCAGCCTGATTCAAGGCTGTAGTAGCTTCAGCTTTTGACTTGAAACTCTTCAAGCGACCACTAATACATACCGCACCTTTATCTACGGTTGGATATGAAGGAGTCTCAGAAAAGAACCATCCATGAGGAAGTACTTCTTCAAAATAAGGTAGTTCATTTTCTAGCCAGTCGAGCAAGTTTGCGGTTGCCTTCGGACCCAGGCCGGCACGCTCACAAGTGTCTGCATTTATATCATGTATATTTTCAACAGTCTCAGACAGCTTCCGTGTTGCCGTGTTTCCGATTAAGGGAATGCCAAAGGCTGGCAAAAGGCGCTCCAAGGGCGCGTTACGAGAGTTCATAATTTGCCCTTGCAGCTTATTTGTCACTAGCTCGGAGTCCAACGATGCTAAGATACTACTACGATCTGTAGTGTAAATTTCGGACGGACAAGTCCAACCAAGTTTCTTGATAGATGCAGGGCCGAGACCCTTGATCTTCATAGTCTTGGCAAAATGCTCCACTGCTTTAGCATTCTGTGCAGGGCACAAATGGTTACGACAGAACAAAGAATCATTAACCCATTCTAACTCACTGTCGCAAGAAGGACAGTTAGTGGGGAAATTGATCTCCTGAAACATGGATTACTCCGATTTAGTGAAAAGATATTATACGAAAAGTTGAGCTAAAAGTCAAGAACTATTTTTCTCAATGTCCACTCGTCGTACGATTCGTGGAATTATCTCCCCGCTCCGTATAACCTCAACTGAACAACCTATTTCTAGGTTTAAAGAGCGAATGTACTCAATGTTATGTAGAGTTGCCCTTCCCACTACGGCATCTCCCACTTCGACTGGGCGTAGAATGGCTACTGGGCTCACAACACCAGATTTGCCAACCTGCCACACAACATCGAGTAATTCTGTAATTACACCCTCCTTCTGCTCTTTAAGAGCAAAAGCCCCGCGAGGATGGTGGGATGTATATCCCATGTTATTAAAAGCTTGATAGCTGTCTACTCTAAACACCTCACCATCGGTTGGATAGCCAGATGAGTCGAAGTGAGTGACAACATCAAATCCTTTATGGGCCAAACATTCTAATGCACTAGATAAAGTTGCATACTCCTTGCCTTGAATATCATACGCTACAAAGCGCAAGTTCTGGGCACGAGAACGAAACTCCTGTATATCTTTGAGATTCAAAGATCCCGACGCATAGTTGCGAGCGTTTGGTATAGTCTCGGGTGCGACTACTTCTCCTGTTATTTGCACTGTCTCTTTCAAGTCAATAATAACAGGCACAATCTCTTCCATCTTTAACGTAATATCTCTACCGAGATTACCGTCTCCACGGGTTAAAGCCTGGGCCAAGTGACCATTAATGTACACTAGAGAGATTGCTGCCCCATCAAGTTTGGGTGTACGAATATACTTCGCACTGGTACTATCAATATCATTTAGATCAAATACTTTCTGCAGAGAGTACATTTTGAACATATGAGGTATACCATCAGTTACCTGATAGCCTACTCGATCATAATTGTACATCTTAGCTAATGCATCAAACTCTTCGTCCGACAATATCGGTGTTCCCGAGTAGTACATAGCTGAAGCCTTGTCTAAAAAATGTTGCATATAGTTCCCTCACTCAATAAACAATATTATACAGAAAAAAGGAACAAAAGTCAAGAACTATTTTATATATAAGTCCTTAATTAAATCAGAGAAGTGTTCTTCTATGATGTCCTTACTTTCTGCAAGGGATAAGATTTCTACTAATCCTTCAAATAGATTCCGAGAGTTGTCAAAGTCAAGGGGCATAGATATACCTTCCTTACTAGGCTTCCACTCTTCCTCAAAATCGAGATAGTACTTACGTAAGCCCAAATACTCAATACCTCTAAAAGTAGAGATAGTAAGACGGACTTGTGTCTCCTTTATTTCATCGTAATGAATAACCTTTTCAAATACTTCAGGTGCTTGATACAGTTCCATCTTAGTCTCCGTTTTTGAGAACGGAGGATAGAGGAACTACACTTGTCACGTTCAGTGGTTTGAGTAGGCGAAAAGAATCTGTATCCCAACAGAAGAGCAAAAGAGTGCTGTCAGACTCTTTTGCCCGATTCTTCTTTTGTTGAATATAAGGCGTACTGAAGTCCAACGTACAGACGTTGTATTTCAGTTTATTACTGTTCTCACTGCGATAAGTGATAACAGCGTCACCATACTCATCAACGAGCTGTCTTAGTTCTTCTTTTTTCACAAAAGCTCCTAGGGAAGCGGGTTGGCAGAATCTTCTGTCGTCCCAACATATAGGAGCTTAGTTATTAAGAATTAACAGCAGCGATGATGCCTGCAAAGTAGTTAGCAGCTTTACCAGTCAACTTGCTGACGATTTCTTCGTCAACTTCTTGACCAGCATCTGTAATAGCGGCTGTGAGGCTTTCAATAGCGGCTGCTTTTGAAACACGACCACCGCCAGTGCTACCACTGCTAGAGGCTGATTTGGTTGCAGGTGCTTTCTTTACATATACACCAGCTTTGGTGAGTACCATACGAACACCGTTAGGTGACTCTTCGTACTCTTCTGCAATTTCTGCAACGATTTCCATGCTGTTCTCAGGTGTTGGACCAGCTTCTTCATAAGCGGCAATGACTGCTGCTTTTTTATCGTCGTCCCATGCCATTCGTCTTTTCCTTTTAGGTTTGCCATAATACCCTGGACAAGTGCCCAGGCGTTCAAGTTGTTGTAAATAAAATCGGTCGCCCATTGGTTCCCTCATCTTCAATACTATGTATTATACCGATATGAGCGACGAAAGTCAAGAAGTATTTTTAAATACGTGATAAATCAACTCCGTACTTTTTAAGGTGGGTCAGCTTGCCAAGATCATATGCTAGACAGAAAGCATTAAAACCTCCAGTCATAGCTTCAATATACATTTCTTGATCCTGACGTATCTTCTCCATCACATAGATAGAATAGCACTTAGCCCCATACTTCTTCTCATAGTTTACGTCTGAGTATCCAGCTCTTTCTGCCTGATAATCAACAGAGACTTCATGTCGCACGATTGCAGGAGCAGAGTAACGTGCGGCCCATACAATCTCTCCTTCATCAAAGTCTTCGGCGCAACATTCATCTGGAAGAAAATCTATTTTTGCGTCGGTCTTTTGAGGGACTCCGACCCTTTCAATAATTCCTCGAACAAATCCAGCTGAACGGTATAATCCTTTTGCGATAGCTGCGATAGAGTCACCGGATAGGAAGAGTTCAACTGCTTCAGTGATTTCTGAATCAGTTGCTGCCTTTCCTCTGTTCTTTGCTTTACGTAATTCACGATAGCTTTTTTTATCTTCGTAATCATCTATGATTCTCTGTAGGCGCGTGGTATTGTACGCTATATTCAGCATACCGCAAGCATCCTTCTTGGAAATAGGGGGCGTGTCGTTCAGTAGGCCTATAACTTTCTGAATATTGGAGTCCGATAAATTCTCGTACTCCTTCTTTTTTACTCGTCTCATTTATTTCCTCTGGTTCGTAAGGTCTCTCTAAGGGGTTATCGCTTTCATAGGATAAGTCTTGGTTATCTCTGTTAAAGATCTTATCCCAGTTGTCTCTGTACTTACCGTACTCTACTTTACGGTACTTGTCTCCTTTACCGGCCACTGAGAAGGTTCTCTCGCTCTTTCATGAGCTTCTGTAAACTTTCTTCAATTTCATACAGACGGTGCTGTCTTCCTTGCTCTTCAAGCTGATCTTCAAGCATTAACTCATTGATCTGCATCTCAATACACAACACCATTTCACTTGTCTGTAGTTGTGCCTCTTTCTCAGGAGTAAGAATACCTGGGTAGGACTGTCCTTCTCCTAGGCAATACATTTCTGCTTCACTGAAATAAGTTGCGTAAGGTTGAACACCTCGCTTCTTTTTTTCATATTGATCTGAGTGCTCACCAAATACGGTCCACTCCTGTAGAGTGTCTGCACTTGCTGACTCTACTACCATTAAGCAGCCTGCTAGTACGGCTACTCCTGCTATTACTCTTGCTTTAACTGTCTTCACGTGGATCGTCTCCTAATGACATTCTTAAATACCAAATGGCTTTCTTCAAGTCTTGTTCTGGATTGTCTTTGTTATGACATCTCCAGATGTACTTAAAGGCATTTAATCTACAATGTTCTCGGAACGTCTCCTCGCTGAGAGCTGTAACTCGCATCGCATCAATACACTCAATGTCTTCCCGCTTGTAATGTTTCGGGCTGTTTACTGGATCGTGCGTAGTTATATCAGTCATCTAAAGCCTCCGCTATCTCTGGGAAATGTCCCGTAATAATATCCCAACATCGGTCTGCTATCTCGATGTGTTCTTTCTGAGTACCGTGACCCCGCCGCAGTTCACAATAATGAATCCATGAACGCAACGTACCTGCCATGTACAGAGTAGTCTCTGTCATGCCTTCGGGTAACAATGCTCGTGCCTGCTCTTTTGCAATACCAGCATTGAGAGCCATCTCATAGTGGTCCTTTGCTACTCGAGCTACTTCTGCTTGCATTTCATTAAATACTTCTTGAGCACGACGCTGCTTCTCATCATCTTCATCAACCATACTGAGCTGACGATTAGTTGGATGCTGCTTTCGTGCCTGTCTTCGAGTACTGAAGGTCTCTGCCTCTGCATATCGCTGAGAGAACTCCTGAAATGAAAACGATCTATGTCGAATGATCTGCCGAGAAATATCTCTCGTAGTCTTGATCTCCATAGTAATGGACACCATCTCAAAAGGAGACCAGTGCCCTTCTTTGATTAAATACTTCAACAGCTTCGGAGCTGTCTTCGTATTATTCTGGTTCGTAGGGTTACTTACCCTCGCTGCATATGCTACCAAGTCTCCTGCAGTATTACAACCTGTACCTGCACTTGGCTTAGTTAGCCCAATTAGCTTAACGTCCATCTGTTCTCCTATTATTAGATTTCTTGGAGGATTGCTGTAGCTAAGATAAACAAAGATACAGCGTTTAACATAATAAGTGCTCTGTCTCTCCAGATAACACTTACCCAGACCCAGAGAGCAATACCCACTACTCCGAATCCTAAATCATAGCTTCTCCACTCCGGACCTGCCGCACGAAAAACTAATGATACAATAATAATTAAAGATGCCGTCCATTTTAGATACCAGTCAAAATCTTCTGGATACCAGCCACGGTCCGGCTTGGTTCTGCCCTGTGCACGAACCATTGGATCGCCCTTTCCTTTCATACCCACTTCCCTGTAACAAAAGAGTCTATAATCTGAATACAAGTATACTGCAGAAACAGTGCACTTGCAATGCCCATGACTGGATAAATAACATTCGCCTTCCAGGGATTTTTATTTACCCACTCTTCTAATTCTTTATCGGTCACTTTCTTGTGATCCTCTGTTCATAGTCCGCAAGGTCATCATCCCACCAAGATGGTTTGGGTCTGCCAGTCCAACTGGCAAAAGTAGCCTTGTCGAGCATATAATAATCACGATAAGACTGTATAGGATCTTTGGGGTTCTTGAGGACGTCTGGCATTGCCAATGCGAAAGGGGTAAACCCGACTCGCTCAAGTCGTGTTGGTTCAGGTAGTTTGTTAACAACTTGCCAAAACGATTTGTGTTCTTTGCCATAACGGTATCTATATTCCTCTGCCAGTGAGTGAGCATAACAGAATGTCCACTCGTAATTATCCAATGATGATCTTGCCCAGATCGTGCTAGGGTGATTGTACATCATACCAAGATAAGGAGTGAGCTTTCGCTCTTCTGGCTTGAGAGGCTTCTCAAGTTTCTTGTATTCATTTAGTACTGCAGACTCTTCTTTATCTAAAGCTCTGGGTACAAAACCTAGAAGTACATCTACCCAGATAACAGTACAACAAATCTGTGCTGCTTCGAGTATCATTTTGTTTACGTGTTTGTCCACGTGGGACTCAGCGTTTTTGTCGAGATCTTCTTCTAGGTAAAACAGATTCATGTATAATCTGGGTTCCTCATCTTTGTTAGTCGTTTCTGTACTCTGTTCTCCAGAATACCCCCATCTATGTCATAAGTTTGTTGAATGATACGAATCATTGCCATGACATCACCCATCTCTTCAACTAAGTTGTTGATATACTTTGGGTCTTCTGTACCATGTCGCAAAACCTTTGAACAAGCACGAGTTAGCTCGCCGCACTCTTCCATCGTGACAACGAGCTGTGTTAATTTTTTCATCATGTAATTATACTTGTATTAGATATGAAAGTCAAGATTTATGGACACAATTGGTCATAAATATATTGAGGGTTTGTATAGAGATAGGGGTCTCTATCAAGATTATCTTCTTTGCCCTCTTCAATAAACCAATCTGTAATTGCTCCGTTCTCTACCACACAGGCATATCGCCACGATCGGCGACCGAAGCCAAGATTGTCTTTATCTACTTGCATCTGCATTCCTTCTGTAAATTTACAACTGCCATCAGGAATTACAACAACGTGTTCTAATTTTTGAGACTCTGCCCACTTGTTCATGACGAAAGTATCGTTTACAGATACACAATAGATTTCGTCAAATCCATTTTGGTAAAAGTCTATTGCTAGCTTCTCAAAATCAGGAAGCTGGTAGGTATCACAGGTTGGCGTGAAAGCGCCTGGCAAGGAGAATACTAATACTTTCTTGCCAGAGAACAGCTCAAAGGTTGTGATGTTTTTCCACTGATAAGGATTATCAGGTAGGTTGTGATTTCGAGCGCGTACTGGGAATACTACTGAAGGTACGAGATCTGGTAAACTTCTCCAGTATCCCTTCTCTTCGTACATACTACGCTCATTTTCCGTGCAATAAATTGCCATGTTTATACGTTCTCCAATCTAGTCATTAATCGTTCTGCTCGGTTAGTTACTTGGCGATACCACAAAGAATCTCGTCCTTCTGCAGCAGCTAGCGACCAGTGCCCAACAGATAAAGCTAAGTTCATCTTCTTAAATTTTGAAAGACGAGTACGACCCATGTTAAACATCATGTTCACAAGAATCTGTTGTACTTCGTCAGGAAAGTTCTCCCACTGATCTTTGTAAAGAATTACACACTCTGATACAGAAACGCCCAAGTCGTGCTCAAAGCACTCTCGTACTCGCTCTTCTGTTACTGGAGTACCTACAGGCTGTCCATATTCAGGATCAGTCTCGAGAACTAAGTGACCAACTCCAAATGTATCATACCCGAGGTGATCTTTGTAGATTTCGTACACTACACCTTCGTCAATTTTGAGTTGTTCAAATACTGCGGTCTTATTCATGTTTATTCCTATAATCTGCGATTGCAGCTTTGATAGCATCTTCTGCTAACACTGAACAGTGAATTTTCACTGGGGGTAGTGCGAGTTCTTCTGCTAAATCTGTATTACGGATTTCCCCGGCATCTTCAAGACTTTTTCCTTTGACCCACTCGGTGAGCAAAGAGGAAGAAGCAATAGCACTGCCACAACCATAAGTTTTAAACTTTGCGTCTTGTATGATGCCATCTGTTACTTTTATCTGAAGACGCATTACGTCTCCACAGGCAGGAGCGCCAACCATACCAGTCCCTACGTCATCATCGCCTTCTTCCATGCGTCCGACGTTTCGAGGATTTTCATAATGATCTAGTACTTTGTCGCTATATGCCATAAATTCTCTCTAAAATTGCGGGGCCGTTGCGACCCCGCTGTGATTGTTAGATCAACTGTACCAATGGAATCATCGGTAGCGCAAAGGCCAAGACAAATACGCACATAGATGCGAGATTCTCAACCAAGTCTTTGTGATTTTCCAACTGCTTCTCCTCATGAAATTGTAACCTTAACGGGTTGCAACTCAGTAGGGAGTTCTTCATGCAGATCTATGCATAGCAAGCCACGCTTCATGTAGGCTTTATCCAATACGATGTAATCACTTACACCGAAGGTTCGCCTGAAGCATTTACCGCTGAGGCCTCTGTAAATGTATGCCTCGTCTGGGTGTACTTCTTGTTTTACTTTTCCTTCGACGGTCAATACGCCTTTGTGTAGGCTGATCTCGATATTATCCTTGTCCCATCCTGGAACTGCCAGCTCTACTCTGAATCCGTTGTCACCGACTCGTAGAACATTATATCGAGGGTACGCGCCGTCTGCGGGCGGAGCGAAAACATTCGTGTCCATGAATCGGTCAAATCCTAACATAAACTTATGTAGGTCTGCCACTGCTAATTTAGCACTAGTCATAAAGTTTCTCCTTTTATGAATTGCGTCCTTTCGGTACGCTGGGGCTCTTTCGATGCCCTAAGTTATAGAAAGTGAACTACTTATAGGCGAGTTCAAACCTTTTATTCGTCGTCTACTTCAAGGATTCCTTGGTCGATAAAATACTGCACCGCATTGTCGATACCTTCTCGACGTCCGAGTTGGAACGCAGTCATAGCACATCCGAACATGCAGATGGCAAACACTATACTAGCAGGTACAATTTCTATCATAAAGTTCTCCAGACGTATCTTTCCATATGCGTATATTATACTTGAAATAGAAGCTAAAGTCAAGAAGTATTTTTTTAACCTCCCCATAGAAATTTAATCCTTGACTTTTACTCGCGTTTTCAGTATAATACATAGTATGAAAAATTACTTAAAGAAACCGTGGAGTCACGATGAGAGAAAGCTCCTGAAGGAACATTATGGAAGAGTGAGCATGAAACATATGCTCGACCTACTTCCAGGCAGATCGGAGAACTCCATACGGAAACAAGTATATTATTTAAGACAACGAGGTTGGACATTTAACAGGGAGAATATTTAATGTCAAAGAGAAAAAGAGCGGGCAAGAATAAGGGTACTGTAAGCAAGGGCGAGCGTCGTTCTTCTATTGGTGTTCGTATGCTTACTCCAATGCAAAGGCTGTTAAACCAACAGGAAGCCTGGCTAAAAGGCAAGCGAGTCATGCTTGTCGTAGATGCTGCAGGTCACAAAGTTGAAGCACAGCAAGTGTGGGGTTTACCTCCCATGTTACGAAAGAAAGAAGTAAATGCCGAAAGTTAAAGTAAGAAACAACAATGTCGAAGCCGCATTACGCGTATTCAAAAAGAAGTGTACTGAGATTGTGTGGGAAGTTCGACAGCGTGAGTTTTATGAACCAAAATCAGACCGCAGACGAAAAGCAAAGAAAGCTGCGGTCGCAAGGAATGCAAGGAAACAAAATGCAAATACCACAAACAAGAGCCACTAACTTTGAACTCGCAGGAGATTTCATGGAGGCTTTCGGTCAGGAGGTTCACATTGATCCTATCTGGCCTGACTTCTCTACACGAGAGTTAAGATTAGAACTAATTCGAGAAGAGTATGAAGAACTTGAAGAAGCTATTGAAACTAAAGATATGGTCGCCGTTGCAGATGCACTTACCGACTTACTCTATGTTATTTACGGAGCAGGCCACGCCTTTGGTCTCGATCTTGACGCTTGCTATACTGAAGTGCACGAGTCTAATATGAGTAAGCTAGGCGAAGATGGAAAGCCGTTAAAGAATGAAATGGGGAAGGTACTGAAAGGTCCGGACTTCTTTGAACCAGATTTAGAATATGTACTTGGAATAGAAAAAGGGCTCATACGCTGAGCCCTTTGGTTTTTTACAGCCTCTCTATATCGAGAATTCTGCAACGCACGAACTGGTCATCGTAGCGTACTTTCAAGGCTCCACCTTTTTTCAAACTGTAAACTATTACTTCATCTGCGCCTCTCACCTCGCAGTTGGGTATGATTACATATTGATTGTTTCGGAACTCTACTAATACGTTCGTGCTTGCGGCGGAGGCCGCAGACATAGCAAACAATGCTATGAATAGCAAAATATTACGCATATTTGTCTCCTAGTCGTCTCACGACGAGTCATGTCGCTTCACAGCGAGAGAATTTAAAGATCTTTACCAAATCTTAATAAAATTGTAACATTTAGGTACAAATTTTGTCAAGGTTTATTTTTCTCTGCTATTGGCCACACCTGGTAGAGAACCATTCATACTCTAGCACTGGCTGCGTAAATGCGTCTTGAATAAGGTCAAAGTCTGCTCGTAGTTCTTCTACTGTATTCGCAGATAACTTGATTGGCTTTACTGTGACCATCTCTGGCTCGCCATCTTTGTAATAAACTTCGTGAATGCCAAAGCTCGTATGCTTCGGTCCAAAACTATGTGATACAACTCTATAATTCCAACTCATTTTTCTTCCTTCTTAATAGGATTTCCATAGTAATCGTGAGTGCCTGCACGATATGCTTTGCGTCTTTCTTCTAATATTAGCTCTGACTCCCATATTACACGCACAAGAAGAATCAGTATACCTGCTACTAAAACATAATCAAATGGTGTCATTTATATCTCTCCTAGTCAAAAAATAAACTTTTTTCTGTTTGCTGCATCCTGTTCAAAATGGTACTTCAACTACATAAGCAAAAAAAGTACTTTTCTTATGCCAAA